AGGCCGACCGCGACCTGCAACAGCACCGTCACCAGCTCCGGCGGCAGCGACGCCACCAACTGGGCGGCCGCATTCACCAACGTCAACATCCCCGGCCCCGCCGCGGCCGACGCCTCCACCAACGTCGACACCGCATCCCCGACGCTCGACAGCGTCTCGCGCAGTGCCGGACCGTTCTGCTCGGCGTACTCCATGAACGCCTGCACGGGACCGCCCGCGTCCCCCTCGGACAGGGCGCGGGAGAAATGGATGATGCCGTCGACAGCATCCTTGAGAGCGTTGTTGGAGAACGTCGAAATCTTGTCGGAAAGTTCGTCGAAGCCCGGCGTGGTCATCGCCCCGCCCGCGACCGTCACCAGCCGGTCCAGCTGGGACGAGGCGCCCTTCACCATCGGCGTCAGCTTCGGAAGCGCCTGCCCCAGCAGGGTGAAGGACTTCTCGACCGGGGTCATCGTGAACCCGGCCATCTCATCCGACCAGCCCTTGGCCTCCGACTTCAGCGTCGACAAGCCCACCGCGGCCCGCGCCGTGGCCTGCGGCATCGACGCCAGTGACGACGCCAGCGTCCTCTGTGCCTCTGCTGCCTGCTTCGAACCGCGCCCGTACTGGGCCACCGCAGCCGAGTACTTGTCCTGCGCCTCCGACGCCTCCGACAGGTACGACACCTGCCCGGCCACCGCCGCACCGAACGCCGCCACCGCCAGCCCGGCCGCGCCCGCCTTGACCGCGATCGGCGCGAGTGCCGCACCCAGCGGGACAGCCGCCGTGGCGAGGGGGATCAGTGATCTCTTGACGCCGCCGATGGACGCGGACAGCCGGTTCATCGACCCGGTCATGGCCGTGCCCTCGGTGATGAACCGTCCGCGCATGTCCCGCAGGCGGCCGTCGACATCCCGGAACGCGCGGATCACGTCACCGTTGTCGGCCCGGATTGTGATGATCACGTCGTCGGCCATGCGTCACCTCCTTCCGCGGGGTCGGGTTCGTCGGGTGTGCCGAGGGCTTCGATGCTGAGCAGCCGCAGGAGACGCACGTCCTCCTGTAGCAGGGTGGTCAGGGTGTAGCCGGGGAACTGGCGGAGCAGGCCCAGCATTCGGCGGGCGAAGGTCAGCTCGCCTGGCTCTCCGACAGTGGTGCCATCGGGATTGCGGGCGCCGGGGAGGTGCCTCCAGAGGTGGAGCTGTCGGGCAAAGGGTCGCTCTCGGGCACTCCCGTCAGGCTGTTCACCCAGGCGTTGTTGAGAGCGAGGATGAGGCGCTTATCGCGGCTGCGCGCCTCACTGACCGGGATGGGCCGGTCCTGGCTGTCGGTGAGGTTCCAGGAGATGAGGGCCTTGTAGAAGCGTTCGAGGGTGGCGCCCTGGCTGTCGCCCTCTCCGCCGTCCCAGCCGAGGGCGGCGGAGTACTCGTCGATGGTCATGCTGTGGAGCGTGGCTTCGAGGCCGTGGTAGGTCTCGCCCGGCTTGAAGCGGACGGTGATGGTGCTGTCGGGCTCGCGGAATCCCACGGCCTGACCTCCAATCAGATGATGAGCGCTGGTCAGGACCAGGTGGGAACGGTGCCGTCGGCGAGGGAGAACGGCGCCGACCACGTGAACTCGCCGGACTGCGCGCGGGTGAGGGCGTAGTCGGTGATGAGGCACTCGTTGTTGAGGGTCTGGCCGGAGATGACGATGCCGATCGTCCGGTTCACCGACGTCGACGAGACCGTCTTGAGGACGGCATGCGCGAGGTTGGCGCCGTCGTCGAAGACGCCGTTCATCGTGCCGGAGAAGTCCGCGAGCAGCAGGAGCCGCTCGATCGCGCTCTTGTCGATACCGGTCACGTCCTGCACGCCACGCGGCATGGACCAGTCGAGGTTGGTGACGTCGTTGCGGATGTCCTGCGCACTGCCCGCGGAATTGTCCACGTTGAGTGTCGTCCAGCCCAATCCAGATTCCTTGGAAATGGCTACTGCCCTCCTTCTTCGCCGCGCTCACCAGCGTGAACGTCGGATTCCGTAACCCACTTCGGCAGACTGTCGGCGTCGACAGCAAGGCAGCCGAACATCTTTCGGACGCCGCTCCGCTCAGCCCAGTCCATGTGGAACTGGACGGGTACGGAGAGCGCGTGGCCCCTGTAGTCGACCTTCAGGGCGTGCGTTTGCTCGCCGTCATCCACGAGCTTCAGCAGGTCCCTGCTGGGGTTGGTCACCGTGATGGCGAACCCGCCCGCGCCCAGGACGCGCCGCTGCCAGCGCCCGTCGTGCGGGACGTCGTAGACAAGCCTCGGCATGGTGACGTCGATGTGCTCGCAGCCATCGGTGCGCTCAACATCGTTGATCCATAGGCGCCAGTGCTTCTCGTCGCTCATCGCTCAGCCTCTCTTCCGGCTCTCGTTGAACCGTTCGAGGTCTTGCTGGACGTGCTCCACCCAGTCCTGCGGCCGCGTGTGCTGCCGCACCCGCCCGGTCGGGTTGCCCCGGTGGTCCCCGTCACGGACGAGGTACAGCTCCGGCCGGGTCTTGTGATCGGCGAAGCAGCGCTGCCCGGACTCGAACCGGAACACCGTCAGCCCGGCCGCCGTGCGCTGCTCACGGAAGGTGCGCCCCGACTGCATACGGATGTAGGCGGCCTGGTCCTTGCCGAGGTCGGTGGACTCATCGATGAGCGACTCCCAGCCCTGCCGCCATGCTTCGCACGCCACCTGCTCGCACACGGTGCGCACAGCCTGATCAGGGCGGGACTGGATACTGAACGTCTGGTAAGCCGACGCCGGACCGGCAGGCTGGAGACGGAATGCCTCGCCCATCAGAACTGCACCTCCGAACCATTCCGGATCACCGCGACGGCGAACTGGGCGTCCGTGAACGTGCCGGTCGTCACCACCCGCAGATACCGTTCGACGGTCTGCGTGCGCCCCGTCTGGATTCGCTGCGCCGTGATCCCCGTCGCCGCAGTGAACCCGCCCCCCGTCACGTCCGCCCACGCATCGCCGGCGCCGTTGTCGGAGGACTCCTGGAGCTTCACGGTCACGCTGGTGCCGGTGACCGCGAAGACGTGCAGGTAGGCCTGCAACCCGAAGGCGGTCGACCCGGTGCCCAGGTCGAGGGAGCTGCCGTCCGTGGCGGTGGTGTCCGTGCGGATTCCCGCGGTGAGGAGGTCACCCCACTCCAGCCCGTACCCGTTGGCCTGCCCCGAGACAGAGATGGTCAGCGAACCGTCCTGGCTGCGGGTCGGGTTGTAGTCGATCTGCTTGGCGACGATGCAGGCGGCCGCCGAGCCGATCGCCGTGCCGGTCGCCCACATCATGTGCCGGTCCGTGGTGGGCAGGCTGGACAGCACGGTGTGCGCCCGGTCCTCGGTGACGCCCGGATCGTCGGCCGCGGTCTCCGGGTTGAAGAAGCTGGTCCAGGACAGGCGGCCGTCCCGCAGCAGGCCCACACGTTCGAAGGCCGACTTGTCGATCCCGGTCACGTCCTGCGTGCCGGCCAGGCCGCCGCCGATCTCGTTGCCGGCGCCGGTGTCCCCGGACAGGTTGTAGCCGCCCAGGTAGAAGTTCTGCGCGAGGCCACTCTTCTTGGTCATCTAGGCTCCTTGGGGCCACGCGTCGTTGATGATCAGCGGGATGGTGAGTGTGGCCACCCGGTACGTCGTGGAATCGAAGCGGGAGAAGGCGAACTGTGCGGACAGCGGCGTTCCGTGCGCACCGAGCAGGTCGACGTTGCGGGCGCTCCCGCCGAACTCAAAGTCGGCCGAGTACGCGGACATCAGGCTGTCGACCGCGCCAGTCACAGCGATATCGACGTCGTCCTGCGGCTCAGAGTCCGCCGGCATGAACACCCGTCCGGTCAACTCCAGCCGCCCAGTTCCCGCGCGCAGCCCGGAGGCTGCCGGTACCGGCGAAATCCGGGTGACCCACAGGGCGTAGACCAGGCCGGAGCCGGGCGCCGAGACGGGCTCGTGCCCCAGCACCTGTTCGAACAGGCCGAGGCCCTGAGCATGAGACATGGCCGCGCCGCGGTATGCGAGGAGGTCAAGGGTCACGGGCGATCACATCCGTCCCGTGTAGCGGCGCAGCAGCCGTTCGCCGATGCCGCGCTTACGGGTGTTCAACTTGTCGCGGGTGACGAGCCAGTGGTCGTAGCCCTTGAACTTCGTCACCGGATAGTTCCGGGACCCGATGCCGGCCAGCCACGGCCCGTAGACGACGCGGTTGTCCCACACCTTGTTGCCGTCTACGACCTCGATGCGGGTTGCGTAGTAGGGGGTCTGCGTGCGCAGGACGCGGTCCAGTTCACCGAGCAGGATGGTGCGGCCCTCTTCGGCAAGGTTGCGTTCCAGGTTGTCGACGTAGTCGTTGGCGGCGCGACGGGCACGCCCGTCGAACATCGGGCCGCGGCCGGTGGTGGAAACGTCGAGGCGCATCAGACGCTCCTCATTCGGCCCTTGCGGCCCAGCTCGTCGTACACGGAATCCCGCAGGTCCTTCAGCCCGCGGCCGGACGTCTCCCGCTCGGAGTCCCCGCTGCCAGCGGTACGCGCGTACCCGGACCGGCCTTGCAGTAGGTCGACCAGGACTTCGGCGATGGTGAGCTGGCGGGCCGGGCCGGGCGGCACCCACAGCGCCACGGCGGTGCCGCTCGCGTGCGTGGCCGCGGTCGTACCGAGCGCACCGCGGGTGACGGCGAGGGTGCGGGGTGCGTAGATGGTGGCGCCGATGGTGTGGGCGGCGATGGTGCTGCCGTCCCAAGCCCTGCGGACCATGAGGTTGTTGCCGCTGATGTCCTCGACGAGCATCTTCTCGGCGTCGATGAGGATGACCTCGCCCGCGGTGAATGCGGTGCCGGTCTGTACGGCGATGGTGACTATGTTGTTGACGTTGGTGATGCTGGCGCCGAGAGTCTGCCCCGTTGACAGCTGGCGCCGCTCTTTGACGATCATTCGTTCGGAGTCGACGCGGACAAGGGAGCCGACGCCGACGGCCGCCGAGGTGGCGCCGTCCACGTCGACGGCGGTCTCGGAGTCGTCGAGGGCTTCAACGGTGGCGCCGGTGGACGTCTCGGTGTTGCGGTAGCCCCACAGCCCGGCGCCCTGTACGTCCCGCTGGTGGGTGTCGCCGCCGCCGAAGCTCGCACTGCCGGACAGTTTGATCTCGATGCGGTTGTACGGCGGGCCGTCGTTGACGGGCTCCAAGTTGTACTGGTCGGAGGTGATCGTGACGCCGCCGGATGCGAGGGTGGCGACGGAGATCAGCTCCTGGTGGTTGAGGCGCAGGATCCATGAGGTGCCGCCGGAGGGGGGCGGCCAGTCGAAGTAGCGGGTGGCCTGGACGGGGTAGAAGCGGCGGTGGCACAACCCTTCGACGCGGCGGGTGGCGTCTTCGAGGGCGCGGTCGATGCGCGCGTTGCTCCTCGCCGTCTCTTTGACGTCCAGCTCGTTCTTGATGTCTTCGCGGGTGGCGTACCAGACGCCGTCCGGGCTGGTGTTGGTCTGCTCGGCGGAGGCCGGCGCGTAGACGGTGATCGTCTCGGTTGCGGTGACCGGGCTGCCGGAGGACAGGCCGGTCCAGGTGGCGAGGTAGTCACCCGGCGCGAGGGCCGACGACGGGGTCCAGGCGTAGCCGTACGAACCGGTCCCTGGGTGCGTGACACCCGACGTGGTGGCGGCGAGCGCGGTGGCACCGGTGGCGATGGAGACGATGCCGATCGTGGGCGTGGCATCGAGGTCGGTGAGGCTGCCGCCGTCGAAGTCGTAGAACTGGGCAAGGAGGGAGACGGTCTGGCCTGCGATGACGTCGGTCATGTCCACACCCCCGGCTCTCCGCCTGCCGTGCACAGGTGCCAGGCGCCGGCCGAGTCGAGGACGACGTCGCCCTGAATCCACGTCCCGGCCGCCGGTGCTCCGGCGCTGTCCTTGAATCCGGCGAGGCGGATGTTGGCCAGGCCGTTCTTCTTGCCGACCTCCGCAACGCCGGTTCCCGCGTCGAGGGCGTGGACCACGTCGAAGCCGCCGGTGCCGAAGATGCTGCGGCCCATCATGTGAGGGCCTGCGGGCTCCCAACGCATGATGTTGGCCTGGGCACCGGTGAAGTCGCCTTCGGCCCAGACCGAGACGATGACGTCCATGCCACCGATCTCCAGGTCCAGCGCGCCACCGGTCACGCGGAGCCGGTAAGCGCCCTCGTCGTCTGCGCGGCGGACGATGAGATTGGCGCCGTCGACGATGACGTCGCCGGTGAACGTGGCGCCGGTGAGGGCGGCGAGGAGTGCGACGAGGCCGTCGACGTATCCCTTCGATGCGGCTCGCAGGGGCGCGTCCGGGGAGGAGTCGGGCAGGGTCAGTTCACCCGTCATCGTGTCGCCCGTCTTGGACACCTTGCGTGCGTCGCCGGTGGTCGACGTGTAGCCGGTTGCCGTCATCTGCTCTCCTCCTCCCTCGAACGCATCGTCGTGGTGCTGCTACTCGTCAGCGGAGCCGGTCTCCGACGTACCGGTCTCCTGGCCGCCACCCGTCCCACGGGCAGAAGAGGCCTTGACCGTCGCCGCCTTCTTCGAGCGGCTGCCCGTCGTTCGGGCAGGCGACAGGGTCGGCTGCCCGCTCGGCTCGGGCTTCTGCTGCTGCGTCTCGGTAGATGCTGACGAGCTGCTCCCAAGAGATGGCCCGTCACCTCCCTCCTCTTCCGGCGCGACCGGATGCACCGTGGCGCCGAACGGAAGCGGCTCAGCACCGGCTTCCACGGCCTCACGCAGTTCCTCGATCTGCTCCTTGGAGAGCCGGTCCTCGGTTCGCACAACGGCGTCCGGGGTGGGGAGCGTCGCGTCGGACGCTCCACCATGCCGGGTGATCTTTGCCATGGGGTCTCCGTCCTCGTGGAAAGCGGTGTTGTGGCAGCGAGGGCAGCGGGAGAGACCGACCGCATACTTCGTTCCGCAGCCCGCCTCCCCGCCGCACACCCACAGAGCCATCAGGCAGCCACCAGCGTCGCGCCGTCATCGAGGGGGATCCAGAAGACCACCCACGTGATCTCGCCGTCCGTGCCCGCACTGACGGACTCGATCTGACCGACCGGGATCGGCACGACGCCCGTGAGGGACACCGTGGACACCGTGGTGGTGGACCCGCCGGTGATCGCAGCCGCCGGGCTCGTCATCGACAGGACGGCCCCAGCCGGGGTGTCGTTCGTCCCCAGGTCAGTGGCCGTGCACAGATCCATCGTGGTGCCGGTCGTCGGATTCGACACCAGCTTGTACGAGTTGGCGACCGTGATCGCCGTACCGACGTAGCCGTAGATCGCGGTGATGCCGACCCGGCCACCAGCGACCGTGAACAGCGGCACGGTGGTCGCGGCCAGGGTGCCGGTGCTCTTGGAAGCTCGCTGGCCGAAGTTGATGAGCCGGAGCTGGTTGGCCTGGATGAGAACGCTCATAAGTCAGCCGCCCCCTCAGACCAGAGCCGGGAGGTTCTCAGGCGCACGCTGCACCTTGAGGTCGTGCAGGATCGCCACCACCGTGCCGGTCGACGTGGACGCGACCTTCACGTGCGTGTGGCCAGCGGGCAGCTCTGCCTCACTGATCGTGAACACCGAGCAGTCGTGGCCGGCGCTGCCGTTGTTGACGACCGTCGAACCGGCGGCCTGCGTCACCTTCGACCAGGCGCCGCCTACACCGGTGCTGTCGTAGAAGTGATCGACGGTAGCCAGGACCGCCGAGCCTGCTCCGGCCGCGCTGGTCGCGGACGTCACTGTGTACGTGTCGCCGGCGCCGAGGAAGCAGACGAAGCTGACTGCGCTGGCGTCCTTGAGGGGGACGTACACGTCGTCTGCTACTGCGACGACGTTGAAGACCCTTCCGAGCCCATCCATGATGTTGTGCCTTCCTGACGGGGGTTGATTGCCGTGTCGGAACTGGCCCGGCCGGGGGCTTGATGTGATCTCCTGCCTGGCCGGGCTGGCTCAGATCAGGCTCGTGCGGCCAATTGCACGAACGGGGAGAGCGCTGCGCCGTTGTTCTGCGGGGTGACCGCGGACTGGAGCCACGGCTTGCCGTCGACGCGCTGGATGATGCGGTACGCGGTCTGGTCGTTCTGGAACTTGAAGTGCGGGGACGACATTGCCGACATGACCTGCCGGTCGCCGATCAGGTAGAACCCGAAGTCCACGAAGCTGATGTCGCCCTTGTCGCCGAGGAGGCCGGGGGCCTTCTCGCTGACGATGACGGGCCGTCCGAGGATCGTCATCGGCGGGCCGGCCACACCGTTGTTGAGCCAGATCGCGGAACCGCCCGTGCCCACGCTGAGGGCCATCGTGGCGAGTTCCGGGAAGGTGTCCGGGCTCACCACCCAGACGGCGCGGTCGAGGCTGCCCGGCAGCATGCGGGCGTACATCTTGACGATGTTCTCCCACACGATGGTGTCCGCGGCCTGGCCGGTTTCCTTGGGGACCTCAACGATCGCCGTGTTCCCGGTGGCGAGGGCGCCGAGGGGTTCGCCGACACCGGTGCCCTTGAGGAAGGCGAGGTCCTCGTAGAAGTTGAGGGCCTCGGGGAAGATCTGGTCGAGGAACGCCTGGAAGCTGATCGCGCTGTCGGAGATCAGTTCGTTGGGGACCTCGGTGTACGCGGTGAGCTTCTTCGCGTCGAGGACGATCCGGGAGAACGCAGCCTGCGACGCGGTGAGCGCGGCGCCTTCCTCGGTCCAGTAGCCGACGACACCGCCGTACACCGACGACACGTTGGAGGTGGCGTCGATCGCGGGGAACGGCACCCGCAGCGTTTCCATCGGGATGACGCGGGCCCGCTGACGGACCACGGACTGCTCCAGCGCCACCGCGAGAAGCTCCGAGCGCAGCACCTCAGGGATGAGGAACCCGCCCTCGGACGGCACCGTCGAGGAGAACGCGTTACGGACGCGGGTCAGCTTGGCCTGCATGTCCGCCGTGCGGTTCGCGTTGTGCCAGATCGTCTGGAAATACTCCGCGCTGTTCTTGAACTCGCGGTCCAGGACCGCACCCATCGCCCGCGGGTTGTGCAGGTGGTTGCGGGCGTTGCCGGTCTTGACGACGGCCTGCGGGGTGAGGTCGAGGCGGTCGATGCCCTCGGGCTGGTTCTCCCGCATCCAGTCGGCGAGGGTGGCAGTCACCTGCTCCCGGACCTGCGTTGCGATCGTCAGGTCGCGGTTGTGGACGGAGCGCGCGTAGTTGGTGACGAACTCGCCGAAGGCGCCGTTCTTGTCGGCGAACACCTTCTGCATCTGCGCCGAGTCGGTGAGCATCGCCTCCAGCTCGGCCTGCGAGGTAGGAATGGCGAGCCGCTCCGGATCCACGCCTTGCTGCTCGGCGACCCGGTTGTACGCCTTGCCGACGATGGCGGGGTTGATGCCTGCGCGCTGGATCATGCGGTGGCGCATGCCGGACCTGATGGTCTCGCGCTGCCCCTGGATGGTTGCTGCGGTCACAGTCGTGCCTCCTTGAGGCTGCGTTCGAACACGGTTCTGTCGATAGCGGGGACCGGCTCGGCAGGTGCCGGGTCGGGTGCCGCAGCCTGGTCGGGGGCGGCAAGATCTTGGGCGGCGTTCGCCATCAGGGTGCGGAAGTAGCCGACCGCGACCTCGGCGGCCGGGAGCGGGGCTTGGTCCACCGGCGCCGTGTCTGCCACATCGAGTGGTGGAGTGGGCGCGGGGCCGGTGGCGTTCGGGTGGGCGGGCGCATCGGCGGCAACCCCGGCCATGAGGCCACGGAACCGTTCGGCGTCGTAGCCCGGCATGGGGTCGAACGCGGCGCGCGCGGCGACCCTGAACGCGGCTGGGTCGAAGGTGGCCATGACCACCGCAGGTTCCGGCGTGAGATCCGGCTCGACCTCGGCTGCGGGCTGCTCCGGCGGGGCCGGCTCGGGCTGACGCTGCTCCGGTGGGGCGGGAGCGGTGTCGGCGACGCCGCCCATGAAGTCGCGGAAGCGGTCCGCGTCAAAGCCGGGCATGGGGCCTGGGTCGAGTCCGTCCCCGACGGCTGCGGTAAACGCGGCCGGATCGAAGACGGCGGTGGGGTTCTCCTCGGGGGCGGCCGGCGCCGGAGCGGGCGTGGCTGCGAGTTCGGGTGCGGGTGCGTCGTCGCGGCCGGTGTGCGCGTAGTTGTAGACGCTCAGGTCCCACGCCGCGGCGAGCTGCCGGTCATCGGTCGTCTCTTCTTCCGGGGTGCGTGTCGGCTGGGCGACCTCGTCCGCGAGGCCCGCCTCGACGGCTTCGTCAGCGAAATACCAGGTCTCGGCCTGCATCCGCTTACGCCATTGGAGTTTGGTGCCGCCCGCCCGCTCGGCATAGACGGAGGCGATGTTGTCGGACTGCCGGTCGAGGAAGTCGGCGTACTCGCGGAGCTCTTCGGGGTTGCCGCAGGACACCCCGGACGCGTCGTGGATCATCATCTGTGAGTGCGGGGACATCACGATCCGGTCCCCGGCCATCGCGATCACCGAGGCGATCGATGCGGCCAAGGAGTCGACCTGCACCATGACGCGGGCCCGGTGCGAGCGCAGCGCGTTGTGGATGGCGAGGCCGTCGAAGACTTCCCCGCCAGGGCTGTTGATGTACAGGTGGATTTCGGAGGCGTCGATCATCTTCAGTTCGTCGACGAACGATGCGGCGGTGATGCCCCACGATCCGATGTCACCGTAGATGTGAACGGCGGCGGTCGGGCTGCCGCCCTCGTCGAGGCTGTTGGCGATGCGGTACCAGCCCTCATCGCTGCCGGGCGCGGCGAGCGCGGGGCGCATGGCCCGGCCCCGGTTGGCGATCTGCTCAGGCGTGGCCGTGTTCCAGGCCCGTCGCGTGCGGCCCATCGTGGCCTCCTCCGTCGTGTCCCAGACCGCGGTGACAGTGCCGCGGCAGCGGATGCCGCCCTCGCAGTGCAGGTAGCCGCCGCTGCCGTACAGGCCCTGCACGGCGTCGAGATCGTCGAACTCGGTGCCGTCGATGTCGGTGCAGGGCTGGCAGCGATTCGAGTCGTTCCTCTCCGAGGCGAAATAGCGGGCGGTGGGCGCGGCCTGCAGTGTTGCGATCCGGCCGGCGTTCTGTGCCCGGTGCAGGGCGCCACCGAGCTGGTCGCGGCGGAACCAGTTCTTCAGGCCGCGCAGGAAGCCGGCCACCTGCTGGCCCACTTCGGAGCCGCGCGCGCCGGGTACGAGGAGCCGCAACGCTTCGCGGCCTGCGGATCCGCCCAGGTCGGCGGCGAGGAGCGCGGCGGTCGCGGCGGCGATCTCGATCAGCTCGGAACCGAACGCGTTCCTGAGGCCCTTGTCCAGCTTCGGGGGGCGGACCTTCACGCCCTGCTCGGCGGCCTCCGCAGCCATCTGCGTGGCGGCGGTTGCAGCCATCCCGGCGAGCGCCTGGCGCAGTACGCGGGCGGAGGCGTCTGAGTCGACAGTGAGGGCGGCCAGCGCTTCGGTGTCGCCCGCGTCGACGGCCGTCTCAACCTGCGCGGCGAGCGCGTCGATCTGCTCTTCGGCGACCGGCTCCCACGCTTCGAGGAGGCTGGTGAGGGCCTCCTCGTGCTGCTCCCGCACCGGCCCGAGGTCCGGTACTGCCGTGGCTGCGCGGGGCAGTGGGCGGCGGGCGGTCAGGACCGTGTTGTACGAGGGCAGGGCCCGCGGGGCGGGTGTGAACGGCATGTGGTGGTGCAGGTCCAGGCGGGCGGCCGGAGCGGGCGCAGCTGCGGGAGCCGGGGCGAGGGCAGGCGTGGGGGGCCGGTAGCCGAGGTCAGGGAGGCCGAGGTATTCGGATACCAGCGCCGGGTCGGCGCCGCCGTCGACGAGGGTCTTCCACGCCGCGGTCTTCGCGGTGATCTCTTCGTTGCGGGCTGCGGCGTCGGCGGGTACCGGGTCGTCGTAGTCGAACTCCAGGGCCAGGGCGGCGGCCTGCCCGTACAGCGGGAGGAGGTCGTTGTTGAGGGCGCCCTTGAAGCGCTCCAGGCGGGGCACGGTGAGCTGCTCAGCGAACAGCACCTTGGAGGCTTCGGCGGTGGCGCGGTTGACGTCACCGACCTCACCAAGGACGAACGCGGGCGCGCCGAACGCTTCGCGCATCACGTCCCGGGACACCTGCCGGAGTTCCGCGAACTGCATGTCCCGCTGCGACAGCTTGCGGTCGACCCACTTCATGCCGTTCTCGATGATCGCGACACGGTGGGCGTTGGACACGCCCTTGTGCTGCTCCGACCAGCGGTCACGCATCTCGTTGAACTCGCCGTCCGACAGCCGCTTCTCCACCTCGATGATCCCGCCGGGCTCCGCCGAGTTGAGGAAGAAGTTGCGGTTCCACTCCGCCGAATACCGGCTGGCGTCGATCTCCGTGAGGATCGACTGCACCGGCCCCATCCCCCGATACGGATCCAAGGGATTGGGCATCCGGATCTGGATGACGTCCTCAACCCGCAAAGGGATCTCGCGGCCGTCCGGCGCGGTGTACAGGTAGCCAGCGATGAAATCGACCGGGTCCGGGATGGGCGCCATGCGGTCGGGGCGGACCGGCCACAGCTCCAGCGGGATCGGCGAACGCTGGTTGCGGGTGATGACCCACCAGCCTTCGCCGGTGAGGTCGATGTGCTGCTGCGTCGACTCGATGAGTTCTTGCCGGGTGAAGAACGGGTTCGGCCGGTTGATCAGTTTCAGGGCCGCGTGGTCTGTGACCTCGACGCGGTCTTCCTTCAGCCCCGACGCGGCTTTGCGGTACAGCCGCCAGTTGACCAGCGCGGTCGCGTTCGAGGTGCGGTTGACGATGGCGAACAGCGTGCCCACGCTGCCCATCGCCCGCATCTGCGCCTCAGCGCCGGCGGGTTGCCGCCACGGGATCTGAATGTTGCGGCCCGACGTGTACGGGACCGGACTGCGGTTGAAGAAGTGGCGGGCGCCGTTGGAAAGGTCGCCGAGGAGGGTTCTGGCCAACGCCCCTCCTCCGCGCTATGGGCGGCTCCCGAAGATGCGGTGGTTCATGTAGAACACCGACAGTCCGAGGGCTGCTGTTCCGGCCACGATGTTCCACATCATGGCAGATCCCGACAAGAGCATAGCCCCAGTCCCGTCAAGCACGAACGGCATAGCCCCATTCAACCGCTGCATCAGCCTGCGCCATTGCTGGTTCGTCACCACTTCGCCCCTATCGTCACGCCACGACGGCTCTTGTAGGAACCGTACAAGTTGAAGGTCACAGCCAGCGCACCCGCGGCTGACCGCCGAGATCCCGCTCCGCGACCATGTAGCGGGCGGCATCGCAACTGTGGTCATTCGCCTTCACCGGCTCTTCCTTCAGCCCGCCCTGGTTGCCAGGCTTCACCGCCCACACATAGCCCGGCACCTCCTCAGCGAGGCCGATAGGGAGGGACGCCGCGTCCATCCCCGGGTCGCGGTCGAGCAGCGCGTCACGGAACACGAACATGCGGGCCCGACCGTCCCCCTGCATCTTGAGCCGGGACCCCACAGCCTGGAGACCATCACTGACGGACTTGTGCGCGGCCTGCGTGCCCATCCCTAGGTGGCGCTCCAAGGTGGCGCGGTCCTCCGCGTCGTGGTCGGTGATGATGGCGCGCGGCCGCGGCTGCCCGGCGAGCAGACGATCACGGATCACCACGGCGTGGTCCTCGACGAGCATGCGACTGCGCACCCACTCCCGCATGAGATAGAGCCGGCCGTCCGGGTCCTCCACGAACAGCTGGGCCACAAATGGATTCGTGTAACCGAAGTCGACGCTGACCCACCGAACCCACGAGTCGGGCACCGGGAACGGGTCGACGACGTGGACCGACTCGTCCCAGCCCTCGTAGACGAGACCCTCCGCCGACACCCACTTGCCCCACCGCATCCGGTGGTAGCGCGCCCCGGTGAGGGTGTCGAGCCTGGCAAGGTAGGTCCGGCCGTACTCAGTCCACTCTCCGCCCTGGTAGAGGCGGGGATTATCCTCGTGGGTGCTGTAAAGCATCCGGCAACGCCCGGCGTCGGCGCGCTGCTTCAGGTGGTGGGTAGGCGGTCCGGGGTTGGTGGCCATGAGTAGTTGCTGGTACGAGAGCACGCCGTTGCGGAGGCGGGAGATGATCGTGTCCAGGTCCTCGTCGGTGACCTCGATCGCCTCGTCAACGAACGCGAGGTCGAACTCCGTCGAGAGGAGGCGACTGGCGCGGTCGAGGCCGCCCATGACGATGACGCTGCCGTTGGCGTACTTGTAGCTGGCGGGCTCCTGGGCGCTGCCGCCGTAGAAGCGCAGCAGTCCGGCGGCGATGGCCTCCTTGGCGACTTTCTCCCGGAAGGTGACGAGAGTGGAGGCGGTCAGCGAGGCGTGGGTCTTGCGGACAATGAGCGCGCGGACCTGCGGTTTGGACAGGCAGGCGAGGTGCAGTTTGTTCAGGGCGCCTACCGACTTCCCGGTGCCGGCGGCGCCCGAGAGCAGGAGCTCCGGGGCTTTCGACCGTATGGCTTCCAGCGCGGCGCCACGCGGCTCGTACCGCACGGTGACGTCACTCACGATGGCGCTCCAGGTAGGCGGCTGCCTGGCGGATCAGACCGGGGTCGTCTTGCAGATACCCGATGCCGTGGTTGCACGGCCCGCAGAGGAGTTGCCTGGTGCACTTCCCGCAGGTCGGCGTATCTGGACAGCAACGGTGGTCGTGATCTACGAACAGCGCCTTGCCGTTCGAGTTGACCTTGCCGCATATCGCGCACACCCCGCCCTGCTTCTCATTGATCGCCTCGTACTCGTCCATCTCCATGCAGTACAGACGGCGCAGCAAGTCACCGCGCTGGCAGCGCATACAGGTGACGTGCAGGCCGTCCTTCTCCCGGGACCGAGATCCGTAGGCGCCGGCGTCCTTCCACTCGCGGCACCGAGTGCACTGCTTGCGGCCTTCGGCGTCCCGCGCGAGCGGATCGATCCGCGCACGGATCGGGATGAGGCTCTCAGGGGGTTTGCCCTTGCGGAGGTACGTGTAGTGCGTAGCGCAGTACCCGTTTGCGGAATGCGTGCGCTCACAGCCGGGCACGGAACAGCGACCCCGGGTGGGGTAGTTCAGCTCCAGGCTTCCCGGAGAACCAGTCGTGCGGAAACGGTGGGCGTGGAGCGAGCAGTATCCAAGCGCTGTGTGTGGCCTCTCGCAGCCGTCGACAGTGCAGACGGGCGCGCGCTCGGCGCGAGGCGGCCGGACGTTAACCGGGCCCGGGTCGCCGGTCTTGTTCCATCTCTGCCAGTGGGGTGAGCAGTAGCCCTTGGCCAGGTGGGGTCTGTCGCATTCGGGAACGCTGCACGTACGCTTGGCCATGTCGATCTCCTTGGTAGATCGGCCATGCCCCGGGAGTGTTCGCAGCACTCGCCGGGGTCTTCTGTTACTGCCGATTCTACCGTTTCCGCAGCTCAAGTGCCCTGTAGATGCCAGCGGTTGGCTCCTCAAGTGAGGTCCTTCGGGTCGATGCCGACGACTTCGTAGCGGACTCCGCCGGAGATCTCGGTCTTGGTGGGCTGGTCGACGCCGTAGAGCTTGCGGAAGCTTTCGCGGAGCATGCGCATCTCGCGGATGGCGGAGAGTTTGGGTCCGTCGTCGAGGAGTGGCTGGCCGTCGGTGCCGGTGACGATGCGGCCGTGGGACACCATGAGGTGGTCGCGTTCGAGGACTTCGAGTGCGGCGACGAACAGGTCGTCGAGGTGTCCTGCTTCGGCGGCGATGAGTTCGGCGCCGGCTTCGCGGAGGACGGTTTCGCGGCAGCGGTTGATGGCGCGCCAGGCGGAGGCTTTGTCGCAGTATCCGACGGTGTCGGCGATCTGCTGGTAGGTCATTCGTGGGTTTTCGGCTTTGAGGCGTGCGGCTTGGGCTGCGCGGTCGGCGCCTTCTTGGGTGGCGATGTAGCGGCCGTCGGCGCGGCGCTCGTCCTGGTTACGGGACATGGGTGCCGCCTCCTTGCCTGTGGGTTATCACGTCCCTTGATGATAGGGGTGGCGGTGATCGTGGATACTGATGTGTGGTGGCGCATGGGTGAGGCCCCGACCTCGCGAGGGGTCGGGGCCTTCGGCGTTGACGGGGTCAGTTGGTGGGCCAGAGGAAGACGGCGGGTACTGCGTCGTCCGGGGCTTCGCTCCAGTCGTCGGGGTCCGTCTCGGCTTGGCGCTGCTCCTCGGTGAGGTAGCGGTCGCCGCTCCACGTCGACTCTGCGAGGTACATGGCGTGATCGACCTCGACGGCCGGGGAGAAGCCGTTGCCTTCGCCGTCTTTGGCGAGGACCACGATCGTGTCGTCCGGCAGGTCGAGGGCGGCGAGAGCGGCGCGGAGTTCGGCGAGGGTCATGCGGGTTCTCCTTGGTGGCGGGTTCGAGGGGACAGCAGTGGTCAGGCGGGGTGAGGAACGAGTGCGCAGCCGAGCGCCGCCATTGCGCGGCACCCGGCTGCGGAAACTGCTACGGCTTGGCATTGCCGTCTGCCTGCCGCCTGGCACGCATGTCCGCCCACTGCCGCTCCAGCCACCGGTCGAGGAGGCGCTGCTGCCTGCGCGTCGGCACCATGTGCCTCACCCAGGGCTGGGCTGGCGGATTGGCGACTGGAAGGTGGAGTGGCTTGCCCTCGTTGTCCCACACTGTGTTGCGGGAGCGGTGCACGTCGCCGTGGCCGCGTCGAGGGAGTGCACAGCGCCAGTGCAGCCAGCCGCCACCCTGTCCGGGGATGTGGGATTTATCGGGCCGGTCGTTGCAGTAGCCAGCCAGGATGGCGCGCAGGTCCCACCAGCGGTTCTGTATGCGGCGGACGGCAAGACGTGCCTTATGGGAAACGGCTTCGGTTTCTGCTCTGCCCATCACGAGGGGGTCTCCTTGCTGTCCTGGACTTCGTCGGCCCGCACGAGCTTGTGGGCGTTCCCTCGTGCTGCGGCGAACGTAAACTCGGTCAGGTTCAGCGCGTCTTCTCCCTCGGGGAGGTACAGCGTCCCGTCCTCGTGGACGTAGACGATGCATGTGGTTGCTCGCGGGGAGATCACCTCGTACCAGCCGGGGCCAGAGTTGGCGTCAGTCACGACCGGCCTCCCCCAGATGCTCACCGGTGTCGCTGCTGCCGAAGCCGAGTTGCCCGGGGATCTGCATGACGGGCTCGGGCGGCATCAGCGCGTCCAGGGCCGCCTGGTGGTCGTCGTCTTCAGCGCCACAGATGGCCTTGCGGTCCGCGGTGATGGTCCAACCTTCCGCGCGGGTGAGGGCGCGCGCTTCAGCCAGATCGGAGAAGTGGACGCTGTAATCGTCGGGTTCGTACTTGGTGCCGCACACGTCGCAGGCGACGGTGAGGCAGGTGTGCGTTCGGACGGGCATCAGGTCCCCCCAACGCGTCGGGCGGTCATGCGGTCGCGGATCTGCTGCTGGGTTGGCTGCTCCCACGCGTGCCATCCGGTGCCAGGGTGCCACTGGCGGGCGTGGCCGCGTTCGGCGATGCCGCACCAGCGGCAGCCGTTCGGGTCCGGAGGGTTGTTCACTTGGCGGCTCCATCGTTGGTTGTCGGGTAGTTGACGGCGCAAAGGAGGTTCTGTCGGGCGTGGGTGCACTGTCCGGCCTCGCAGCGGCGGGAGCGGAAGCGAATGCAGCGGTCGGGTTCGTGGTCGCAGTGGCCGTTGCGGCACTCGGCGGGCAGGTACGGGTAGTCGGTCCTGGCCATGTGGTTCATCCTGTCGTGGTCGGGCGGGTGTCGGGGTCGGGGTTGTTGAGGCGGGTGCGGATGACGCGGAGTGCGGCCCGGCGGCTCCCGGCCTGGAAGCGGTCCCAGCCGTGACGGCGGAGACGGGCTTCGGCAAGGAGGCGGACAACCTCGGGGGGCGGGGTGGACATCGGGTCTCCTGCCGGGGATCGAGAGGGGCTGCGGGTCAGGTGCTGGCGTTCCACAGTCGGTCGGCTGCGATCTGGTGGGCGGCGGCCAGGATTTGGCGGGCCGGTTGGCCGCCGATCTGGTCGGCGAGCAGCCAGTGCAGGTGATTGGTGTCGGCGGCGGGGGCGAGGAGCAGGTCGGCCAGCTGGGCGGGGGCGAGGGGCAGCGTGGTGGTCTGGGTGAGCATGGCGGGCCTTTCAGGCGGCGAGAGCATGGGTGGTCCGGATCAGGGGGTGTGCTGGCCGTCGTGCCCTGCGGACTTACGGCAGTACACGTAGGCGAGGCCTCCGCAGTCGTAGAGGGGGATCGTCTTCGGTCCGCACTTGTTCGCGCCGTCCGGAACGGGCTCCCGGATTGTGCTGGTCTGGATCGTCTGGGGCGTCGTGGAGTTGGTCTCAGGCCGCCTCCGCGTAGCTGGAGGCGAGCAGGTGCTGGGTGGCCTTGTAGGTGCGGAGGCCGGCATACAGGCACTCGTCGATGGGGCCGTAGACGTGGACGTGGATCCACTTGCCGGTGGTGCGGTGCTGGGCCCAGACGCGGATCGGGTCGCCGCCGTGCTGCGCCTTGTAGGCCTTCTTGGCGTGGCGGCCGTACCAGCTGCGCTGGCCGTCGGGGAGGTCGTTGCCGCCAATGCGGTCGAGGAAGTCGCCGGTGCGGATGAGGCGGCCGGCGTCGACGTGGGTGGCGATGTGGCCGGAGAGGGTGCGGTAGCCGAGGGCGCGGCTGGCGGTGCGGGCGGCGGTGTTGGTGCGGCGGCGGATCTTGGCGGTGGCGATCATCGGGTCCCCCTCGGTGCGGCATTCCTTATGCCTAATACTCTAGGCCTACCCGATGAGGCATGTCAACTAGACTAGGCCTACTCTGTGAGGCATTCTTGAGGCATGGTCACCCGAGACGACGTGAAACAGATCCGCCACGACTACGAGGACACGGTCGCCAACGCCGAGGCCACACGCGCCACAGCCCTCGCGAAAGCCGCCAACCAGATGCCCCAGAAGGACATCATCGAAGCCACCGGCTACAGCCGAGAGACCGTGCGCAGGCTCATCGGCGAAGGCCGCAAGATGCTCGCGAAGGAGCCGACGTCATGACCTACCGCCCGTACCCGAACCCAGACCGTGCACGCCGCCAGCTCGACCGCCACGACGACGAAAGGGCGCCGCTGTCCGACGGTTCCAGCGGCACTTCCTCGCTCGTGCTGCCCCGGATCGTGATCAGCGACGAGGCGCGGGAGGCGATGGGTGCAAGGCTGGCCGAGGTCGGAAGGTCGCTGCGTACCGCGTTCCAGCCGCGCCCGGTGAGCAGCGAGGAGACCACCGGATGAGCGGGCCACCCGCATGGAGACCCAGCCCCGTCACCGCATGCATCTTCCTCGCCGCCACCACCACAACGCTGGTCAGCATCGCCCACGGCTGGCGGACACTCGGCATCGTCGCCGCAGCCGTCGTCCTCGCCGTCATGTGGGAAACCAGAGACCGCCAACGGCAGGAAGGCGCATGCCGTCCGCGGCATCGAGACCGGCCGTGGAAGCAGGACCCGGAGTAGCACGGGCCGCTGCCCACCGCATGACGAAGGCCCCGCCCGGACTCCGGTGCGGGGCCGCTTTACGCGCGGGTCAGTACTGGCCAGCCGCCCGCAACTCCGCCGTCACCGCGGCAGCGCGCGTCGGGCAGTACGCCTTCACCCCCACCAGCAGCAGCTCGTTCGCGTCCGGTCGCGCCGTCCCCCACTCCATCCCCACCGGATACAGGCCACCCCCGCCAGTGATGTCGAACATCCACTCCACGCTGTGGCCGCCTGCCAGACCGTCACACCACTTCGGTGGGTAGACGAGCAGCTCGTCATCGGACGGCGTGCCGTTGAACGTGATCTCCCGTGCCGCGGTCAGGTAGCGGGTCTCCTTGCTGACGGTCGGCGTCTTGCTTGCGGACGGCCTAGCGTCGGGGCTGCTCTCACTGGAGCAGCCGGCCGCGGCCCCGGCAAGCAGTAGGGCAGCGAGCAGAAC